CCTTTGGTTCTTCAACCTTTGGTTCTTCAACCTTTGGTTCTTCAACCTTTGGTTCTTCAACCTTTGGTTCTTCAACCTCACCCCTTACGAACCTTGTCCCTTTGCTATGTGGATTCAGGTGGAAGTGCCCGTCTTCGGTAACGTGCACTTCATTTGCATGTGGGTGCGCGGCAAACGCATTGGCCGCTATTTCTTCTTTTGACATCGTGCTTATTTTGATCTAAAAAACAGCTATCTTAAAGCCCTTACGGGTTCGTACTTCGTTTCGTTTCATCCCATAGCACCCCGTTAAACATAAACGTTATGCTTGCGGATTTTGAAGCGGCAATGTTAAGCCGCCCCGGAAGTGCTGTTGATGTTCGAATATTGGCACCGGTAAAGCGAAGATCTACACCCGTTGAAGTGTTTATAGCGCTTATGGTGATCTCGTCACCATAGTATGACGTAGCTACCGAAGGGATAGTGATATTTATACTATCCACAAGGGCCGGGATAGATACATATGTGCGGTATGCGTTGGGCTTCAGCTTCAGCGTGTCACCTGCTACGCTATCTACGCGGGTTTGAAAGTTGATTGTCATAGCCCTGAAGGTATTATCCTTATTTGCGCCTACACCCGTACGCGGTACGGTATGTTGTGCATACGTAGTGGTGAGTACGGAAAGGCAAAGAATGAGAATCGAGATATATTTTTTCATTTTATGTTATTTTTTTTGTTGGCTTATACCGTGAANNTNGCGGCAGTAAGCGTGGTGAAAAGGAATATTTCTTCAGACCAACCGTATTGTACGGCAAACTTCATCAGTCCTTTGAGGAAGAACAACTCCGAATTGGCCTGTAGCCTTTCCAGTTGCAAAGTTGTTTCGTCCGATGTGCTATTCATACCCAGGTACAGATTAGACGAAGGATCCGGCAGAGCCTCACAGAAAATGACGGTATTATCAGGCATACCAGCCAAAGAAACTACCTCGTAGCCTTTGTACTTGTTGATACCCGCTTCGGTCGTGTCATTGTTCTTAAAGTCCTGTTTTGTCAGGTAGTCTTCGTAGATCAGTTGCGTATTCACCGATACCAGGTAACGCATTCTTTTGTACTTCGTGGCCTTGCTTATCAGCGCCTTTTTATTGGTAGCCGCAAGCTGAAGCAATGCGTTGAACGCGTCGCCTATGTTGTAGTGGCTGCCGTCAGAAGCTGCCGCGGTGAGGACAAACGGGCTTGCTACTGTCTTTATAGCGGCGTCGTTCACCATGAGTTTTAAAAACCCATCAAAGAAGATCAGTTGTCCGTTAGGATCGTCGCTTTCAGGGTCGGCGGTGTAGTCCTTAGACCCCATCCATATCATGTTTTCGATACCTTCGGCGATCCTATCCAATGCGATTTGCATCATGTAGTTAGATGCGGTGCGCGGGAGTTCAGCCGCCAAAAGCGTGTCGGCCAATTCCTGTGAAAGCCAGTGTATTTCGAAGTCACGCGGGTTGAACTCATTGTAAACCATTACGTCTTCAGGCGTAAGTTTACGGGCGCTCACGGTCATTTTAGTGCCACCGGGCGTTGGTGTCGCTTTGCGCCTTTGGAAAGGCTTAGTGAGATCCATACGACCGATCGTATGCGATTTTTTGATACCGTCCACAACGTGAACTATACCCTTGTCTACAGTATCCAGTGCGTACGTAGCCGGAAGCCAAAAGTAAGAAGCAAATTCGCCTGCGTAGCTTGTGTCCGTAATTATTAATCCTGTGCCTTCATCAGCCATATAGCTAAAATTTATTGGTTTATTATTTTATGAATATCTTACTACCCTTGCTTACTTCCTGTTGTTTACTTTTGCCATGATCTTTGCGGAGTAGTTTGTAGCGTTCGTAGCTACTTTACCCGCCGGCAGTTCGCTGGCCGCGTTTTCGATCTTTGGCGCTTTCGCTACGATTGGCAGGGCATCTACGATCTTTTTGAAATTCGCCAGGCCGGAAGTTTTCGCCATTGCTTTCATGTCAGCTATTACCGATGCTTCGTTTTTGATCTTGCCGATCTTTACGTATGCGTTGATAGCGTCCGTTACGTCGGCTTCGTTCTTAGCTTCAGTAGCTACCTTTTCTTTGTCTTCGGCCTCTTTCATTTTGTCCTTCATGTCCTGAAGTTCTTTTTTCAGCGCCTCGCATTCCGCTTTGTACTTGGCCGTTTCTTTGTCGGCTTCATTCTTAGCATCTTCAAAGCCTTTCGACTTGTTTTCGATTGCATTGATAGCATTCATGACGCTATCTTCGTTTGCATCCTTTACAAGTCCTAGCTTGTTATTTATTTTTGAGAGATCAATCATTGTGATACTTTTTTTTGTTGGTATTATGCTATTTACTATTGCTTTACTTTGATTCCACATCGCGCGGGCGTCGGTCGTTATCGCTATGCGCTTTTTGTTCTTATCCTCACTTGCCTCTATTGAATCACAAAGGCCCATTTCTAACGCTTCGTCGGCGTCAATCCACGTTGTTTGCGCCATTATTCGCTCTATATCTGCAAAGTCTTTACCCGACTTTGTAGCGATCATTTTAACTAGCGATTTACGTATGCGATCCATTTCCGGGCCGCCGTCCGATCCGTCGGACATTATAGGATCGTGATACATCAGCAATGCGTAGTCTGCCATTTTTCTATTCCTTCCGGCCTGAAAAACAACCGCTGCAATAGAGGCAACAACGCCAAATGCATATGTATCAACTTTTGTTTTCGACATCAGCATAGCGTTAAAGACTTTATAGCCTTCCATCACATTGCCGCCGGGTGAACATATCCAAACCTGAATACATTTTTTACCCATGCCGTCCACTTCCATCAATTCACGTAAAAACAAAGAACCGTCTATGCCTTGCCCGTCGTCCTCACAAAATCCAAAGTGAGTATCAATAATAAATATTGGTTCTTCGACATTTGGATCTAAGCAATATTGCATAGGGCAAATGTGTGATTAATAATCCTACAAAAAAAGAGTTAGAAGCGAATAGTAAATTACTTAGCTAAAGAATGTAGTAGATACTTCTTTTTTTCGTCTTCAGATAGTGAGTCAATCCAGGCGCGCACGGCTTTGCTTACTACTTTCGATACACTGCTATTGCAGCTTTTAGAAGCGCCGCGTACAATGGCATATGCCGAATCACTAAGATAGGCCGTAGCCATGCGATCAATAGAGCTACTACGCGTTTTCGTTTTTTCCGCCATGTTTATTTGTGAATTATAAACCAATCCCAATCTATGTTTTGCACCACATTGTCAAGTTCATGAAAAATAACATCGAAGGAAGTTGTCGTTTTGTTTCTTATGGAAAATTGCACTGCGTCGTTAGCTACCGTACCTTTGCTTACTATGGTTCCGAATACCATGTAGTTTGTATCTGCCAATGTCACACCTAAAGATACTGTTTGAGCTACGGCGGGGGTAGCTACATCACCTTTGGTAACCGTTCCACTTACTAGTATTGGCGACGGTACGGGCGCAGGTGCATTGACCTGTAAATTTGGATATGCACCTGATACCGTTGTGTTAGCCCCCGCAGTAAGATTTAGTTTCTTTGGTATTACCGCGCCCACGTATACCAAAGCTGAAAAATCAAAAGTCCCGCTTCCTGCACCACCCGCCGCGATAGATATGTATCTATCGTTATGCATGTTCACTACAGTCGAATCGGTAAGCGTCACAGGATCGGCGTTAGTGGTATACTGCGAAGTAGTAACAGTACATACCGCAACATCTGTACCGGACGCCGTGAATGATACGGCGGGCACCCTGTAATATTCACCCATATAAAAAATAGCACCTTCGCTTATATTGAATGCGGATCCACCGCCCGAATTTACGCAGCCCCAAAGCACAAACGGAGCATTGGGATTATACGCCGCATCAGGCGTAAGGGATATCCATTTGAATATAGATCCCAGTGCTTCAGTAAATGCCAGTTGAAGAAAATTAAACGTTCCCTTCTTTACCTGGTATTGTGCCGAATCGGTTATTGGAGTGGTATCAAATTTTTTCATATGAAAATCTTGCTTTCTTTTTTAATCGTCTTATTATCCGTCCGATTTTTCTTTTATCAAAATATCTTTTCATTAATACGGTGTAATAGTATACGTTAAACCCTGTGGGATAATATCATTTACGAAAGCCCTTATTTCCTGATCGGAAACGCTAATATATAGCGCATTAGGGATATTTATGTTAAAGTTATGAACTTGTTGTAGTGGGTAATTGAAGCCGATCCCCGCCGCGCTTGTTGTGGCCCCCATTGCCGTACCTGTAGTTTGGCCCACCAAAAAACCTACGGTTGAAAACCCAATAGTGTCACACCAAATATCTGATACATGCGGGTACAGTTCCGTTGTAGGTTGCCTGAATACGCCGCCAAATCTCTGATTCAATGCAAATTCCAATACTAATTTATTGCCATTATATTTTATCCTGTCATTAACACCAATGAACGAAGGCAGATAAACCTGCCAATTAACCGACGGAGGCGTATCAGTATTGGCACCCGTGGCGCTCTGATATAATACTTGCTTATAGGTCACTATAGCGCCTTCAGTATATGGATAGCCCGGAATATATGGCGTTGTAAATATCCATCCTGTACGGTAGTAGGTTAGTATTCTATATTTCAATACTACCAAAGGAGATATTAGCGCACGAATCCACGCTACGTTCACCGCAAAGCGATAATCCGGCGGCAAAAATTCTACCACCTTGGCGAAAAAATCTATGTCGAATAGTGCCATTATACCGCCACAAAATTTAATGAATCCAACAATGTAAGGCCCGCCGTGTCTTCGGGTATCATATAGCCTGCCTCTGGGTTATATGTGCGATACCTAACAGCACTATTTAAGATCAATGCTACGCCGGATATGAACGCCGTAGTAGCCGCACGGGCAACAACAACATTCATCACCACATCGTTAACGCCTATAGTCCTGCGTATCACGCCTTCCAAATCTGACATTTGAATAGATCCCGCAAAACTTGTGACGCTCAATTGCTGAAGATACGAAGTAATCGAAGTAACGACATTTTGCTTTATGACGCTTGCGTATTGTCCATCGAAATATATATCCGCTGCAATGTACAGGCGATTCGGATCTAATGACACAAGGTCATAATAGACGCCTTCCACCCCTATTACATTCAGATATGCGGCGGCGGCGTTTTGCTCAGTCGTTGTAAGTGCTGTTAGTGGTGAGCCTTTTGCACACTTCACAGATACGCGGCTACTTACTATTGTTTTGACCGCGCAGGCGGTTATTATTCGCTTCGTGGCGTCGACTACGGGATATTGCGGGGATAGATCCACCAATTGTAATATTTGGGGCGTAGTGGCGTCGTATTGAAACTTAAACATGGCATCCTGAATATACGCCGCGTTGGACGGGCGCGATCTTGCTACTATCGCTTCATTCTTTGCTAAAAAGATATCGGTCAATTGCTCAAATATAGCTATGCAAAAGGCTATAATGTCTACCCATAGTTTCCACTTTGCCCGGCGCGAAGTATTAGCGGTAATATTTTTTACAATATTATCCGCAGGGTCGGTATATGTCAGGTCGGGGCTAGCTGCAATTTGCGCTATAATACCCGCCGCTATTTCGTCTTTAGTTCGTGCCATGATTAAATTGTTGTGGCGTATTTGGTTCTAATGTCAAATCCTCTATGACGTCAATCTCTATTGCAATCGGAGGATTAACCGTTTCGTTATTCCTACCCATGTAGCTAGTATCGTCAACGAAGGTTGTAATAAAATCTATCATGTAATGATAAACATTACTATGTCGTGTGTCTTGTTGCTCGTGAGCATTCATAAGCGGCCCGCATTGCAGCGGCGCCCAATACTCCATTAGCTGCATTATCTGATCCTTGAAATCAAATACGTTTTGATTCTCACCCATGCGCCCGGTTTGCGCGTCGTATTCATCGACTACCAAGTGCAAGCGAAAGGCGCAATCGGAGGATTTAACACCCATGCCGATATTCTTAAAGTTGTTGCCGTTCTCACTTTCTACGAATATGGCAGGGAATAGCATTCCTTCATAATTGCCCGCTAAAATATCTTCGATCTGATTATTCCATATACGCACGTACTTTGCCGCTCCGTCCGTTTCGATGCGCGCGATTATATCTTTTATTGGTACGATTATGCTACCCATTATTAATTAATTACTATACTTTTGCGCTCACCAACTACCATACTTTACGAAAATACTTTTTTATTGTGGATAATTGAATTTTCCGTAAACTTTTTGTATCCCCCATGAAACGGCGTTGTGGCATAAGGAAACCAGGCGCGCGCCCGGCGTGGCCGCCGTCGTTGTGAATTTTACCGTAGTTATAGCCTTTGCTACTTAATGAGCCTTTGACTATAAAAATTATTTTATCGTCCGATTCCTTTACCAGGCTATTATTTACCGCCCGGCGAAGCGTTCCGGTCTGTACCAACGTTTTAGACTGATTCCTTTGGCTACCGCCTTTTTTGCTATGTCTTTTTACATCTTTCCACGGTACGCCGTCCCACTCTGATTTATCGAATGATGCTAGAAAATATTTTTTAGTAACTATGGTAAGATCACGAACAACGCCGCGTTTGACGCTTGCGATGTTTTGGATAACCTTATCAAAGTTGAATCTATCGCGCATTGTTTTGTATAAACACAAACCCCGCCTGCCTTACCTTATGAGTGTACCGCATTTCGCCCAATAGGACTTCCGATCCGTTATGCATGTATAACAATCTATAATTGCAATTGTCAGTGTCGGGGATCACTTCGTATTTGACTAATTTTTCATCAAATGTCGGATTTTTACGTAGCACATCTTTGGCATATCTAACGGCGTTTTGCCGCAAAGTTTTCATTACCTTTTTTTTGATTTGCTCCATTTCGCGACGCATGCCACGGCCCACCTTGTCGGCTACTTTAGCCACGGGTGTACCTTCTAATTGTTTGCGTATTGCGTCTCCTGCTTTTTGTTTATCCATTGCCTATTTATTTTTCCGGTATATCAAACCCAAAGTTTTCATTTGCCGCCTCACGGTCACTTTTTGCTATCTCTGTGAAATATGGGTGATCCTTTGAAAATATTTCGCCCGACTTACCCGGATTCATTTTGAAGCTATCCTGCATTTGATCTATCACACTTTGCGCCGCTTCATCCCGGCCCGCCGTCACCGCTTCGTCGTCTAGCTCCTCGATTAGTACAGACCTACAATTATAATGATTTTCAGGGGAAATAACATCTAATTCAGGATCGTTAATATCAAATACATGGCCGTCCAACGCCGCGCATATATCCGTAGTATTGCTATCCATAACAGCACTGAAACGAACGCGGCGCGTACCGCTTTCTTTCATGCTTTGCCATTTCTCAGCACTTTGGGCTTGGCCTATTGCGGTTTCGTATTCAGTCTTAGCCCAATCCTTATTGATTAGATCAAACTCCTTTGCCGCAAACTCCTTGAACTCTTTGAGCGAACGCAATTCGCCGTCCTCGTTTATCATGCCTGAAGACATAGCATTGACAGTGTGGTATGTTTTCGCGCCTGAAAATAACCAAACGTTTTCGCGCAGGCTTTCCAATAGCTCTAAGCGCGACCCTTCAAACTCCGCTATAGTGCCGCCGTAGCCTTCGTACACTCCCCTTTCGATATACTTACCAATAGCCCTGTACAGGTTTTCCGGCAAACTATCTACCGATATATCCCCATTGTATATATCAGCTATGAGCGCTTCTATTTCGTTGTCGGAAAATTGCATTTGCGATTATCTTTTATACAACCTATTTACCGCACTCTTTACCCTATTGGCTGCGTCTATCCGCGCAGGCTCTATTTGCTTCGCTACGGGCACCGCAGGCGCTACAGGTGCAGATTTTACGACCTTCACGCCCAAGCGATCCGATAGATACTTTTCATCGTCAATTTCAAAGCCTCCATCCTTCAGCATTTTAACGAAAGTTGCTGTTTGAAGATTGTCTTTATCTTCAGTGCGGCGCGTTTCGTCGGCTTCGTCGTTATTCTCAAACTCAAACTTTACATCTTCAGGTATCGTCCACCCCAAATTACGCAGGCGTGGCAATAGTTCATCGTTTACGATGTGCTCAATAAATAAGCCGTCCGTTGCCTGTGTTTCATTCAGTGCTATTTGTGCCGGGCTTTGTTCGCCGCCCTGTGAGGATCCCAACTTACCAGGCGTACTATTCAATGCGTCGGCGTGGCCTAACAATAATTTAGCAACAAGATCCGCGTTGCGCTTTTCGAAGTCTCCGTAAACCTTATACGCCGTGCCGATTGTTTTTGACTCTTCAAAATGTACGGTGTCCTGACCATCTTTAACAATAAAATTGCCGCCACCCATATTCGCCATGAACGATACAAATTTATCGTACTCCGGCCCCTCCAACTTATCGGTAGTACCCACGCGTAAAGGTTGCCCGAATAATTCTATGAATGACGCATTTTGGCCGTAAAGGTTGCGTAGGTATATGCTATACAATCCTACGCTATACAATTCGCCGTAGCCACATTGGCGGCCAAAACTTGCGCCCGTTTCGCTTGGCGTGGTAACGTATACATACCAATCTGAATAAGGTTCTTTAGTAAAGTCAATACCCGCCGGGCTATATGGAAATTTCGCAATATGCATGCGATCCGGCGAAACGTGTGTGCGCTGAAGTATGGATAAATTCGGAAATGGATTATCTAATGTTTCGTCCAAATCACCCATTGAAATTAACGTGTAGCCGTATAGTTGTGCCTCTATCGCATATTCCACGAACAATGAAAACCATGTCTTTTTAAAACGATTGGTTAAGTCTTCGTTTACCTTGCCGTTGGTATCTGCAAAACGAAAGTTGCGAAGCAAGGTTAGTTTCTTACGCTTACGTATGCATGACTTCGTGTGGCCTTCCAATACCGTGTCGAGAAATAACGTTTGCATCTTAACGCGGAAAGGCCAAAAGGCCCGTTCCGCCTCTTCGATTGCATCGCGCCATGTCTTTGCGTCCTGCTTTTCACGAACAACGTTTAGCTTCGATATTTCACGGCGCAAATTCGTGTTGGCATTTTTATTGCCGTCCGTTGTTGCTAGCGTGGAGTTATTACCCGATCCCGATAAAAAATTTCTTACGTTACTTATCCAACTCATTTAGTAATCATTTATTTTTTTTGGCGACCCGCCCCACGTAATAGCTACCTGCTTATTTGGTTGGTACTTTGGCAGTGCCGCCGATACTTTGCCCCGTGCTATAGCCTGAAGCCATCCTAATGCGCTATAGATAGGATACACAACGTCGCTACCGTTTACAATGGTGTCGGCAGGATCCCCCTTATATGAATGTGAAATATGTACAGGTACGTTTTGCGGGCTTATACGCTTGTGAATATGAAACAATGCTATAGCTACTACCTTTTGCACCATTTGCTGATCTCTGTTATCGCCGGGTGTCCACTGCGAAGCGTTTGTAATGTCGTTGTCAGCAGGCAAGGTATACGCACCTTCATCAGTCCACGAATAGGCGTCTACATCCAAATCGGGCCTAACGTTGTATTGTGGATTGCTCGTTTGATCTTCACGCTGCAATTGCTGTTGGTGAGAGGGTATGAGTGTATTGCGCTTGGCGGTGTATACGTGGCCCGCCCAATATACCTTGTCCCCTATCTTATAAAACTTATTGGTATCGTATATAGGCCACGGATAAGCCGCGTAAAATAAATCATACTGATAGCCGACAATATCCCACTTCGACGCATCGTATACGCCCGTGGTGCCGTCCGCATTGCAACGAAGTATGGCATTATCGGAGGCGCGAAGTATTAACGCCTTTGCATCATATGTTTGTGCGGAATCGTATATTGATGCATTCAGATATACCCGATCCCCGGCGCTATATGGTTCAGTCCAAGCCCAAACGCTCGTGTCGGTAAACTCATTTTCTAAATCATATTTCTGAATAAGAAAAGACTTTGCTTCAGCTATTGCGCGGGCCTCAGACACGGCAATAATACCGGGATAACCCGTTGTGATTTGGGTTAAGTTTATATCCTGTATAGTTGCGAAATAGTCGGGACGTATCAGATACGACATAAAATAATTTGCTGCAAAGTAAAGAAATTATTTTATTATTGCAATCTCACGTTTGTCCGCTTTCAAATTCCTGCTAATATCCGGTTCGAGCCCGGCAGTACCTTCTTAGGTATAGTAGCATATTTTGGACTAATGCATAGCAACATTGCCCGCCCGTTGATTCGGTGCGGGCTTTTTTGTTAATACCCATTCCGCGACGACCCCGACGACCTACCCACCATATTGCGCGAAGGCAACGCACCCGCTTTGTACTTGGCGAAATCCGCTTCAAAGCAACGGCACATGAAATAATCGAATAGATCCGTAAAGTGTCCGTATCGTTGGTAGCGTACCTTTGTTTTGGGATCCGTCCAAAGCTCCTTTAGCTTAGTGCCGTCGGAGGCCTCTTTGATGTTCACGAAGTCGGTAATAGCATTTTTGCAATTGTCACCTATGATTATTTCTATGCCGCCTATGTTCTTTTCAAATACGGTATTGATCCAATTGCAGCGCATAACTACCGAAGGGTTTGTAGCCATGCGAAGCGTTGGCTTATACTGCAATAGATTATTAGTTACTATCGTGTAAAACTTTATACCCTTCTCTAACTTCGTATCTTCTTTATTGGCCGTGCTATCGCCGTATATGAATACGCCGGATTCATGCGCCGGGTAACGCCTTGCAATTTCCTTGCATACTTCAGCTACGGTATTGCGCGGCGTCTTGCCCGCTACTTCATCAATCATTCGGGCTTGCTTACCTTTGACCTGGAATATGCCACATGGCAAATATGGGTTTACGTTGTCGTCCCACGAAAAATGAAGCGCTAACGCCGGATCGTATTTCACAGGCGCTACATGCTTATCCAATTCAAAGCACTTATACATTTCGCCGCCTGTTTTCAATTGCAATTCCCAATCACCGTTTACAAATTTTTCATATTGCAAGCGTGGCAACGATTGTAGTTGCTCCATATAATCAGTGTCACGCGTTGCAAATGGATTGTCAAATATCCGGCTACTGATATAAAGCCATTTAGCGGGCAAGGTGTCGTTTATGTAGCGGTCGTATATCAATTCCTTTACCCATCCATTTGACGGGTTACACGTAGCTATAATTAACGGCGGCGGCTTTTTATCTTCAGGCATGATGTGCGCCCCGGCCCTTTCCAATGCTTTGTTAAATGAATCGTGCTGAAGTTCGTTAAATTCCTCTAACAGAAAGCCGCTCACCTCTAAGCCCTTCCATCTATTCAAATCCTTATCCTGGTTATAGTTTTCAGGAAAAAATATTATTTGTGATCCGTTGGTAAGCGTTACCGTTTGCGTTTCCTGGTTATGAGATTTTATAAATGCTTTGGGGCAACATTTAAAAAACGACGGTATGGTATTACGTTTCAATGTTGGCAAAGTGTCGCGCACTATCGCCCACCTACTACCTGGGTACATCTTGCATAGCAGTATTAGCGCACCGATACCCGCAAATGTTTTGCCGCCACGTATCGCACCGCCGTAAACTATTACGCGGTACTTCTTACTAAATACCGCTTCTAAAAATTCTAATTGTTTTGGAAAGGGATCAAAAAGGACTTCCATTGATGCGATTAAAATTTAATAATCGTATCGCCCAACTTAAACACTTGTGTAGTTTCTATTTTGTCGCCGCCCGTAGTTACGTCTACTTTGTCACCGTATTTCTTTGGTGCTAACTTAGAAGCCGTCCATTTGCGGGCGTCGATTTGCAATCTACGATGCTCCCACCATGTCGCCCGT